CATTTTAGAGAGATTATTGCACAATTTCAAGCAAAAGAGACAACTCAAATTTCAGATGAAATCATTGAAAAAATAAGAGCACAGATACAAAAAGAGAGAATAGAAATCAGTAAGCTAACTAATCGTCATGCTAAAGAGATTCTTAAGAGATTAAATTTAAATAAGTATTATGAGCATATTCCTTTTATAAAAGATAAACTTGGCATTAAACCTCCTGTAATGACGCCTGAATTAGAAACAACTCTTTGTAATTTGTTTATAGATATACAAGTTCCTTATGCAAAATTTTGTCCAGAGGGTAGAGTAAATTTCTTAAATTATTACTATACAATATATAAGCTTTGTGAATTATTAAATGAGAGAGAATTTTTGCCATATTTTCCTATGTTAAAAGACCGTGATAAGCGAGTTGAACAAGATGAAATATGGAAACAAATATGTGAGGAATTAAACTGGGAGTTCATTCCGACATTATAAAATAAAATTAATAAATAAAATTAATTTTATTAATAAATTGAATTTAATAAATTGAATTTAATAAATTGTTTTTTATAGTTATAAACAAAAGCATGGAGACATTAACTGATAGTGAATATGAATTTCATAAATTGAAAGAAAATGTTGAAAATCTTATGGTATGTATAAATAAAAATGATGAGGCATTAAAAAAAAAATATTGCGGATATCCTAAAGATTCTGCATTACAATATACACATACTGATTATTATTCAAAAGTTGCATGGAAAGTTAAATTTGCTATCATTTCTGATTCAAATATTGAAACAGAATGGGAAACTATTAAAAATATGTATTGCTTGTTATTAAATGGTAAAAGAGAATATTGTTTTAATTTTACAAATTTTAAAAGTAAAACAATCGGTTGTATTTCAGATAATATTCATATCTTATTTAAAAATTTAACTTTTAAAGAAAAAAAACAACAAGAATTAATAAAGAATCATGGAGATGATACAATATTTTGGATGATTCATTGTGAAAAACAAGAGGAAGTTTCAAATTTACCGGACCATCTTATTTGTGTAATATCACATATGGAAAAAATATTGAAACAAGAATACAATATAACATTAATTGAAAATAGTGATTTATTTAATTAAAATGTAAATTCCGCTCACGAAATCTAAATTAATTTCTTAATATATTTTTATTATAAAAAAAATTGATTTTAATATTTCTCTTATTAATAAAATAAGAAAAATGGTTGAACCACAACAACAAACACAACAACAAACACAATCGCAATCACATGGATTTATAATTGAGAATGATATAAGGGAAAAATGTTTTGGATTAGAATATGAAAATAATAATACAGATAGACACGATATTCCAAAAGAAAAAAACAAATATGATGAAAATGAAAACTGTTCTATTAAAACAACTGGAAGTAATACGATAGATTGTGGTGATGCTTTGAGCTTTTATGGTTATGACTTTGATGAAAGAAATACAATAATTGTTTATCAATATAAACAGATCGATAAAGATAATAAAAAATCAGAAAATATTTATGAAATAAATTATAACAAAGAATGCCATAAAACATTGTTTGGAGATTTACCAATAGATGTCTTAAAAGAATACGTTGACTTTGTAAAAAGTATTCCAAAACATATCAATAAAGATGAGCTAAAGAAATATAGGGATGATTATAAGAAAAAGAAAAAGGAAATACAAAATAAATATAAATTAAAAATAAATATTTCTCCTAAGGTTGATTCAAAAACACAAAGACGTGTTCAGTGTTCTATACCTAAGTTTCAAGAACTATTAAGAGATTATATTGTATATGAATCTAAAACAACACATCCAGAAAAACCAAATATGATAAGAGGCGAAGAAATTATTCTACAATTTTACAGTCCTAAAAGAGTTAGGAAATAGAAACAGAAAGTCAACAAATGAATTTATTAAATTCTTTAATTAATTCTTGTTTAGATATTGATTTTGGACCACAAGTGTTATTTTTTGAACTATATTCAATACTACTTAATTGTTTGAATAATGCATCTGTTAATATTATATCAAATTTAATAAAGTAGTGTGATTCAGTAGATTTTGATTCAGTATTTCTATCGATATCTCCAGCATTTACTCCAACACGTCTAAAAGAAATATCATGTTTTTCATTTTTTTTTACAAATTTAAAATTACACGGTATATATTTTTCTGGAAGAATCCGTTTATTATTTTTTTTAATCCATATTTGAAATACACAAGGAACATCATGTTTTTTTCCATCTATAGCAAATGAATTTATAGGTAAATCATATTCACATATGAGATGAAAATGAAGTGGAAAGTGTTTTTTCAAACTCTCTTTTTTAAAACTTTTAGGTAATATAAATGAAATTGTATCACAATATTCACATGATTTTTTTATAAATTTAATAGCAAGTGATGATTGGCGACCAAAAGGTGGATTACCTATTACATGAATCTTATTAAAATCTTTTAATGATGTAGTTAAATCGACTTCTAAATAGTCTTGTTTAATTATTTCGTTATTTTCAGGTTCTATATCATAAAATATATAATTCCTAAATAAACTTTTTATAGCAGTGATAAAAGAACCATTACCTGCACTCGGTTCTATACATAAATCATTCTCTTTAATGTCTATATTTTCTTTAATTAATTCGATACATTTATTTACAATATTAATTATTGTATAAAATTTATCAATCGTATTTCGTTTTAGACCGGTTGTTTGCATTATAGATTTATCATCTTTTACTTTTTTATTTTCATTAATCAATTTTTTATTATTGAAAATATCTTGTGATTTTTCTAAAATATTTTTTTTTAAGTGCAAATTCATTGTAATTATAGTTAGTAAGTATATTTTAAGTTAATTTGATTTATGTGAAACTAGGGTTTGTGTGTTAAACATGGATAAACTATATAGTTTATTCAAACATATATAGTTTATTCAAACATATAGTTTAAAATATCATAAAATTAGATTATTAAAATTGTTTAAAGATACTTAATGCCACCAGGGAATCCAACTAAATTGGCACCAATACCAAAACCTGCACCAGAACGAGCTGAAGCACCAATGCTAGGCAAGTAAGTGTCTAAAATGGCAAATGTAGCGGTCGCAATTAAAGCGATTAAAAGAGTTTCCTCAATGTTAAGAGATCTCTTAGGAATAGTATAAGCAGCCAAAGCAACAAATAAACCTTCAATAAGATATTTTACTAATCTACGAGAAAGTTCACCTAGGTCAAACATATTTTCCATTATATATATGACAAATATTTTTTAATCATTTTATTTTTTAAAAATTATAAATTAATATTTTAGGTTAAAAACCCTAAATTGTTATTTATATTAATTAAATACTTAAAAGTCCTTCATATTATATTATATAATATGACAGAAAAAGAGACTTTAGTTGATTTGCTTGATGAAGATAAACCAGTTGCGAACCAAAAGTATGTATGTGTTTCTTTTGTCTCTCCAGAAAATATTCTTAAACAAAAGCAACACTTCTTTTTTGAAGAATTTACAAAAGAATGGGACATTAAAGAGAAGATGCAAAAATTTACAGAATTTATGCATTTTTTAGCATACAAATATAATCTTAAATTTGATAATATGATGTCCGATTTAAATGATTATGTTAAAGAGGAAGGTGCTAAACTTAAAGATTTTACTATTTCTGACCATTACAAGACTTTTCTCGACAACAATGAAGAACGACTTACTGACGAATTCAAGAAAAAATTCACATTTCAAACTAGCACGCGTGGTTTGAAAATTCGTGGAAGTTATCCTACACAAGAGGAAGCAGAATTGCGTTGTAAGTTGCTTCGTGAAATTGACCCTAATCATGATGTTTATGTTGGTCCAGTTGGTATGTGGATGCCATGGGAGCCAGAGGCTTACAAGACTGGTCGTGTTGAATATCTTGAAGATGAACTAAATAAGTTGATGCATGAAAAGAAACGAAATGAAGATGGTGCTAAAGTTGCGTTTGATACTCGAGTAAAGGAAACTAGAAAGAAAGCCATTGAAGAAAATATTAAGAATGCTGAAGAAAGTGGTAATAAATTAAGTCAGACTATTAATAAAGAGGGAGAGCTTGTAAATGTAGCTAATATGATTACACAAGAAAACAGTGTTCTTTCCGGCGAGGGTGAAGAAGTTGATGCTGAAACTGTTCGAAGAGAACTATTTGAAGGTGACAATATTGTCACTAATGAGGAAATGAAAAATAGCGACCACGGTTTAAGCGAAGTTATGGAGCGACGCAAAAAGAAAGATTAATATATCTTTATAGCTTATCATGAAATAAATAGATATAACTATAATTATATAAATGGATAATTGGTCTTTTTATATAATTAAAAATGGCAATGCAACATATGCTGGCGTTTCGCCCGACCCAATTCAACGTTTACGAAAACATAATGGAGAGATTGCGGGCGGTGCAAAATATACTCTTTCACATGGTCCAGGGTGGGAACATATCTGTTTAGTTCATGGTTTCCGTAATAAAATTGAATCGATGCAATTTGAGTGGGCAGTGAAGCATGTTGCTCCTCGCAATGCAAGTGGTATTCAAAACAGAATTAAAAAACTTTATACTGTTCTGAATCGTGATAAATGGACTTCAAAAAGTCCAGATGCATGCGATGTTCCGTTGCAGATTGAATGGATTAATCCAGATTTTAAACTCGATGAAGAATTGCCAGAATTTATAAGTTAATAAATAAATTGACTTAAAGTTATAATTACTATAATATAGTAAATTATGCCGAGTCGTCCTCTTGAAAACACAAGTCAGGATTGGACACCTGTTGTATTCAGTAAATCTACCAGTCAAGCGCGTGCTGCTAATACTGAGCATCAGCGCAATATGTCAAAACAAACGAAAGAACAAGCAAGTGCAAAACGACTTGACGCTGCTACAGAGCCTGAAAAAATAGCACTCATACCTAGGAATATTTCTGTCCAGCTTGTTGCAGGTAGAGTCGCAAAAAAAATGAGCCAAAAAGACTTGGCAACCCAAATGAATATCCCAATTAAAACTATTCAGGATATTGAAAATGGTCGATATAAAAATGACATGCAACTAGCTCAGCGCATTGCTCGCAAGCTAGGAACAACTCTTACTAAGAATTAAAATATATTAAATGTCATAATCAGAAGCATTGTTTCTAATTATGTATGGATTATTCATAAGAAAAATAGAAGTTGCAAAACCATAACCGGCCATAAATGATGTAGGTATTGCCATGCGATAGAATGGATTCAATTTTGGAAACATTATATATATATTATTTATTTTTATTGATTCGTTTTTTCCGAGTAGTCTTTTTTTTCCTTTTAGTTTTGTTCCCACCAACCGAACTTCTCTTTGTTTCTTTATCACTTGAAAAACTTTTTATACTTCCACTTGAACTATTTCTAGAATCATTTGAATTGCTTCTAGCTCTCTTACTTTTGGTTCCAGACGTACTTGAATTGCTTCTAGCTCTCTTACTCTTTGTTCCAGAAGTGATTGAATCGCTTCTGGCTCTCTTACTCTTTGTTCCAGAAGTGATTGAATCGCTTCTGGCTCTCTTACTTTTATTTCTAGGAGTGCTAAGCCTCTTTCCTTCTCTCGAAGATTCACTATCTATGCTTATTTCTCTTTTTCTTTTTTTGTCACGCAAAAAACTAATATCAAAATAAAAGTTTCCCTCATTTTTTTTAACACGTTTTCTTAATTCTTTAATTAACTTGGGTCTATTTGATAAGTTATAATGCATCGTAGTTAAAGTGGGAACTTCATTTTTTCCATATTCTTTGAAACCTAAACTTTTGTATATTTCTTCAGTCTCTCCCAAAAGTGAATTCAAAATAATCCCCTCGTATTTTGTTGGAATTTTCAAGGATACTATTATAAATAGTAATACAGAAATTATATCAGCTCCACCCGGTCCTCTTGATACATATTCATCTGTTGGACAATAACCATCCTTGTCTAAACAACTACATAATACATCTATGTAAAGGTGTTCTTTTCCATCAAAATTTCTTAAACCAACAGTTGCAAAACTTCGTATTTTTCCGTCTGAATCTGTAGCGACTACAATGATAGGTGCTAATTTAAATGAATCAAAAATATAATCCATACTTATCATTCCATCATTACCTCTTTTACATATTTTGGACCATCTTGAACCGGAGTTATACATATCGTAATTTAATGTCATAAGATTTGGATAATCAAATTCATCAAGAAAATGATTAACGGCAGTTTTTCCGCCATTTTTATCAATCCATTGTGAAAAACTGTTTTTTCCTTTCGTCTTAGTAACAACTTTATCATCTTTGAATATTTTGATATTTAATTGGTTTGTTTTATTGATAACTCCTGTAATATCCGTTTGGAAAGAAACTTCATCTTCATTTGATATAGCTCGTTTAGATTTACCAACCTGTTTTCTTTTAGTTTTATCCGCCATATATAAAATAACAATATTTTATTTTATATATTACCATTTTGATTTTTTCACATTAATTTTTGGCCCCGCTGATTTTCTCCTAGATGCATTAGGGTCATAAGACTCATCTTCGTCGTCGCTATTCATACCCTTACTAATCTCCCAAAACTCTTTAGAGCCTAATTTAAAAGGTGGGTGATTTTCAGCCTTATACCAAAAAATCTGGTCTGTCAATTTATTTGATTTTGCATTATTATTTATAACCAAACATTCAAAGTTTTCCGTGCATTGGTCCATGACTTGACAGAAAGATTCAAACGTAGGAAACATACCCGCATAATTTTCCCAAATACGTTTTCTGTTAGCAATATAAGGCTCACGCAATATAAATACATAGTCAATATTTGTTCGAAGATTAGGTGGAATACCAAGAGGATACTGCATGGTAATAATCAACATGATTTTCCAATGACGACCATTCATAAAAAGTAAACGCATCATCTTATCTTTGGTCCAACTATTATCAAAAAGACAATCATCAAGAATAACAAAAGTTCTAGGGTCAATTGTTGTTTTACGACGAGCTTCGGTCTCTTTTTTAATTTGTTTTAGAACTGCTTTCTGTCTTTTTAAGATGTTTTCGATAATAGCAGTATTATATTCATCATGAATAAATAATTTAGGAACATGGCTACTGTAAAAACCATTGCCTGCTTCAGTCCCAGATATAACAGTTCCAATAGGAATATCTTGATGATAAAATAATAAATCTCTAACTAAAAAACTTTTTCCAGTATCACGACGACCAACCAATACAACAACGGGGCCTTTATTTTCATTTGGCTTAAAACTAATATCCCGCATATTAAATTTTTTCATTTCAAGTGACATAACTATTAATATATAATGATGAATACTATTTAAATATTTTTATAAATACGCATATTAAGTTTAAAAATGGTAGAAAATATATCATTAATAGCTAAATATGGATATTAACTATGTTAAGAGAACCGATAATTCATTATTAGATGAATTAAAAGAAATTGTTGATTTAGAAAATTCAAGAAATTATATTCCAATCTATGATAAATTTTTTAATTTAACAGAAAATAATCATAATACTATCCAATTAAATAATCAATATTATTTAAGCAAAATTTTATCTAGGATTAATGATAATGTATATAAATCTAAAATTAAGATGATATCAAATAATGAAGAAAAAGACAGCGAAGTTTTTTTTAAATTTTGTCCTTTAATGGACCCAGTAAAATATATGGTTGGAAAATTTGATTTATCTGACAATTTTTTAAATCATTTACCTGAATTAGCTGACTATGATAAAAATGATTTATTGAAATCTAAAACAGGAATGATTGTTTTAGATAAAAATAATATTCCTTATGTTGATGGTTTTTTTTCATTTTTATCATCAAAGTTAATTGAAAATAACCCAACATTTTTAAATGGCATTCAATATTATGGCTCACATATTGGTTTTAAGAATAATTTTAAAGTAAATGTTATTGATGATATTGAAGATTTAATTAAATCCGACTTCTTTAATAATAATATTAATAAACTTTTTACAATAGATGAGAGAATTTATTCTGATGCAGGAATGTTTCATTCACGAAAAAATCTAAAAAAATTATCAATTAAAAGTGAAGCAGAATTAGAACTTGATAATATAGATGAATTAAAAATAAATGATATTTTTTTCACAGATAAATATGAAATTAGTGAAGACAATACAAAAGAATTTTTTGATTTTAGTTTAAATAAAAGTAATACATCACAAACAAATTCTCTTAAAAGTAGTTCCTCTTCTTCATGCTCTACAAGAACGTCTAACACTGATAGTGATAGCGACTTGGACATCAATGATATTGATAATAGCGATTTAGATGAAGATGAAGACGAAGATGAAGACGAAGATGAATATGATGATGAGGAACAAATACTTGTAAATATTAGTAAATATCCGGTTCAAGCAATATGTATCGAAAAATGTGAAAACACCCTAGACGATTATATGATTAATAATGATATTAATGATACAGAATGGACAAGCATTTTATTGCAAGTTATTATGAATTTAATCACTTACCAAAAAGCTTTTAAATTTACACATAACGATTTGCATACAAGTAATATAATGTATAACACTACAAAGAAAGAATACTTATATTACTGTGTCAATAATACATATTACAAAATACCAACTTTTGGAAAAATCTATAAAATTATTGATTTTGGAAGAAGTGTTTACACTTATAAAGGGAATTTGATATGTAGTAATAGTTATGCACATCATGGTGAAGCGACATCTCAGTATAACTTCGAACCATATTTCAATGAAAAGAAACCAAGATTAGAACCTAATAGTAGTTTTGATTTATGTAGATTAGCATGTTCTTTATTTGACCATTTAATTGATAGCTATTTAGATTTCAAACATGACCCAGATGATTTTACTGAAATAGCAGGATTAATAAATGAATGGTGTATAGATGACTATGGTAAAAATGTTTTATATAAATCTAATGGTAAAGAACGATATCCAGATTTTAAATTGTATAAAATGATTGCTAGAACTGTTCATAATCATACTCCTCAAAAACAGTTAGAGAGAGAATTGTTCAAAAAATTTTGTGTAAGTCGAAAAAGTATAAATAAAAAAGCTCAAGCTTCTGTATTTAATATAGATAAATTGGAGACATACTATTAATAATTGTCGGCATATAGATATAAAAATAATCCAAATAGAGACAAATTATTTAAAAATGGAATCATCTTCCCAGCTTCAGGAGGATGATATATAACCGTCACTAGCGCGATAAATAAAATAACAGATAATAAAATAATATTCGTTAATTTTTTCTTATCTATAATGTTCGATAAGATAGGTGTTAAAACATTGCTTTCAACAAAATAGTCAATTAAAATTATAAATCCTATTATTTCTAGTAATATCACTAAAATCATACCTAGTATAGAAAACCATTCAGGCCAACCAGTTTTTTTTACAAGTGTTGAAATCTTTTTTTCAAAATTATTAACTTTATTAACACCGGACCAAATAAACATTACTGAAGTTAATACAATTGCAATTTTTTTTGTATTTTTATTAGGCTTAAAAAATGCAAGTATTTTATCGGCAATATTATTTAACATTTATATATTTAAATAATATTATAATGATAATACATTAAAAAATTATATACAATACATTAAAAATTATTGCATTTATAATTAAAAATTTGGCTCATCTAAAAATGCACCAGTTTGCGTCTTTGGCATAACATCTGAAAAGAAACCAAAATATTCGACCAAATATAATCCACCTAAACAACTGATAAAACTATAAACAGATTCTTTTGCAATCATTTTTGGGGGGGTTTTATTATCCTTTTGAACAAATCTCATATCCATAAATTTGAAAATAATATATATTATTGAAATTATTAAAGCAACTAGCAATTTATCTTGCATTTTATAGTAATAAATGAAATATAAAAAAATCATTTAACGCAAATTAAAGATTATTTAATCTTCATTTATATTCATTGTTCCTCCAATATCCAATGAATCAAAATCTAAAGCCTCCATTCCTAAATCATCTCCTATAACTAAATTACTTTCTACCGGCTCAGGAACAGCAGAAGGAATTTCATCAAAAATTTCTTTTTGCACTTCAGGAGTTTCTACAACAGGAACTGTTTCTATAACTGGTAGAGTTTGCACAACGGGAGTTTCTACAACTGGAACTGTCTCCTTTTCTTCTTTATGGTCATATGGTAAAGCTGGCACAACAATATCCTCTTTTTTAGGAAGAGGAGTGCTAGGTTCATCCTTCTTAGTGTTCTCTTCATTCTTAATTGTTTCCACAGAATCTGTTTTTAATGGTGCTAATTCTTTCTTTACTTCTTCTTTCTTTGTTTCTTCTTCAATTTCTTCCTCCATTTTTTCGCTCATATATGCTCGTAAAATTCTATCAGTTGGTATGCTAGAGCGGATAGTATCAACAATGCATTCACGAATGATAATCTCAAATTCTCTATTGTTTTTCTGTTTCTGCAAAGGAGATGAATCTTGGTCAAAAAGATAAATATTTTTATATAGCTTACGTGCAATATTTATGTATGTTTTATGAATAAAAACATTTAGTTTTGGAATATCGATATCAATTTTCTTTTGGTTTCTACATACTCTAACATTAGTAAGTGTTTTAAGTTGAATAACGTGCACACATGTTAATAAATCGTTAAGATAACCACAACGACTAGAATCAATAATTCGTGTAGTTTCAGTATCAATTATAGTTTGATTCCAACTAGGAACACGACTAAGTAAATTTTGAAAAGTCATTAAATATTTTTCGGTTTCATCATTATCTTGACAAAGTTTGTATGCTTCTTTAAAGATAGATACAACACCTTCATTTAAATGGGGAATCAATGTGTTAACAAATCTTGCCATCCACTCATTTCTAGACTCGTAAAGACTATCTGTATGATAATCGTCCATTCTTTAATTAACATCAATATTTTCTAAATCAATGTTAGAACGAAAAAAAATATTATTAAGCATACAAGTCAATATAATTTTCTCATTTCGAATTTCTTTTACAACTTTGTTTAAGTAAATAAGAAGGTTGCATTTTTTATCTGAATTAATATTTTTATCACGATTAATAAAATCTTCTAAATCTTTTGCATTATAACCATTATTATAAAGTGTTTCAACACAATTAATTAATGTTTCGGGTTTTAGATTATCTGTAATATATTTTTTTAACCATTGTTGTCTTTTTGTTGCATTTTGTTTTATTGTAGTAAGCTTATTTTTATTATACAAATACAAATTCGATTCTTTATTGTTAAATAAAGGGTATGGAATAAAAAAATCTACAAATCTCGAAATTAAGGGTTTTAAAAGTTTAGATTTATTTTCAATTATCAAGAAAAATCTCGTAGTATTGCTATATTGTTCAATGCATCTTCGTAATGCAGATTGTGCATCAATTGTTAAATTACCAGCATTTAATAATATTATTGTTTTAAAATCGTTACCATTACTATTATTAATCTGAGAACGTGAAAAAAATTTTAGGTCTTCTCTTATGAATTTAATACCATTTGATTGTATACAATCAACAATCAAAACATATTTTTTCTGCTCTTCTTTTGTTTTGTATATTTTATTAATGTAATTTTTAACAATTGTTTTTTTCCCACAGCCATTTCTTCCATGAAATATAATGTTTGGAACACGATTTTCATTATAATAATTATCTAGTTGATTATATATTTCAGTGTGTATTTCTAATGACATTTAATATTATATAATAATTACTATTTATTATATAATTATTCTATTATATATTTATACAATAATATACTATAAGTTTTTACATTATATAATGGAGTATTAATTATGGAGCACTACTTAGAGAATGAGTATATGGATTTTGTTTGAAAGCTTGCAATAAATTTCCATCAATACGATTATTATTATCCTGTCCTGCAGTTTGAGGATATTTGGTTGTTTGCGTAACACCATTGCCCATTGGAACAACAGGTCCGGTGCTTGGCACAAACATCCTATTGTTATTGCGGTCGCTTTCAAACTTCTGCGTTTTCATATTTATACCATTATTAAACTGACCATTGCAACCATGTTCGAATCTGTTATATACAGTTGCCTCTTTATATGGATTATCATGTTGATTCAATGCAGATTCATGTGATGAAGGCATATATTTATTTCCGGTCATGTTTCCAAAACTAGCAACATTCGTTGTATCGCGTCGATTAAATACTTTTTGATGTTCAGTTACATGATATGCACCTTCTCCTTGTCCTTGAACATTTAAGTGCATCTTATTACCATTCAATTCTCTAATTGTTTTTGGCATAGAATCACGTTGATTATCTAAATATGTCGCTTTATTACCTCCATTGAAATTACCACATTCTCGTAAGTTAGTTAAAACATTTTCTTTTCTAGATGGTTTTAAAACATCCAGTAATGGTGAAACAATTGAACCAATTAAACCACCACCATTAATAAAACCAGTGCTTTCTTGCTGTTTTGTAGTGTTTCTATTATTGTTAACAATTTCAAAACCACTAGAACTATAATCTTCATTAATACCTGCATTCTTATTGCTATGCACACCCCCTAGAACACTTTGTCCAGGTAATTGTTGTTTCAATGCATCCTGATAATTTTCAGGTGCGTATGCTGCAGAACCATTACCTGAACCATTTGACATGGCACCAGTATATTCTGTTGTAGTTTCGGGTCTGGTAACGTCTTTTTCAACTTGTCTAGAACGAACGGTTTCTTTTAAATGTCCCCCGTTAGTAACAAACCATCTAGCTTTATCGTTAATAAAAAAGGTATCGGGAGCATGTTTCTCCATTTTTCCTAAAGCCCCCATCTCTTTAACATTTGAATGTGCTGGACCCTCTAAACCATTCAAGTTGTAAGACATTTTGGGATTGGTTTTAACACGGAGCTCATCAACATCTTTAGGAGTCCATGCATCACGATTTTCCATACCAGAGTTGAAACCTCCTGCTCCTTCGGTTCCATAACCTTTGTTTAATCCAGGTGCAACACGTTCCTCTTCCCAAGGTTTGGTATTTGCCTGACGAAGACTTGGATTAACTCTTGAAAGAAAGAAATCGTTCATATTTGGCGCACCGTTTATAAATTTGGAATCACCCGTTGGTTTAAATAATGGAGCACGTTCTTGTTTTTGAAATTGTTGCGAACCAACACCACCCAAACTGTCTAATATTCCTTCATGACCTTCCATTGGTGTTTTTCCTCTTACTTTTGAACCAAAAAAAGGCTGCATATTATTATGCTTAAACTTTTCGGCGCTTACTGTCTCTCCTGTTAAAGACATAAATTCATGTTTAGTAGGTTTTGTCTGTTGAGTTTTTCCAATTTCAACTACAGCATTTTTATCATAATACTTAGTTCTTTGGTCGTTGGGATTGATATAATTATCAAAGTTCTCAGTATTCTGATTAGTATTATTTACAGTTCCAGAAACTTGTGTTTGATTTCGTTGTTGTCTAGTATTACCTTCAACTTGAAAACTTTCTTTTTCACATTTTTTATTAGAAGATATATAAAGAGACCCTAAAGCTATTAATGGTATTGCTACTTCTGCCATATTATTATATATAATATAATATTTTTTAAAATTATATTATACAGAAATAATAAACTAATCACTTAGACAGTCTTCCGCCCCGCTGTCCCCTTTTACCAAATATCATTGGAAAGACAAAAACTTTTGCTACAAAATATACCATCACTAAAATACTGATTAAAAATATTAATTGACTAATAGTAGAAGTAAATTTAGTTAATTGACAAAAAAATGAGTCGTCATTGGCATCACAACTTACACCTGCACCAACACCACCTAAGAAATTAAAGTTAGACATATCGAAACCAGAAGAAGACTTATTATTATTATTATTATTTTTATTATTTGATTTAGGTTTAGGTTTTCTAGCCATTTTTATATTTTATATTCAGAAAAAATAAAACTCTAAATTTTAGTTTAAATTATTTCAGTTTAAATTAATTTTTTTGTTCGATTCTAGAACTTGCATTACTCTTAAAATCAGGTATGATTCTATCTTGTGGATTATAAAATAAGATATCAGGGCGATATTGTTGTTCTTCTTTATGCCACCAAGTTGGATTCGTTGCTCTAGATTGGTCAGTTGCTGAAGAATTAATTTTAGACATATTTCTTTCGATTCTATCGACACTGTGTGTTAAGTGTGTGTTTTTCGCAACTTCATCTCTATTAACGTGTCGTGTCATCCCTCTTAAATCGCTCTCTAAATCGATTGCATTATTATCTAAATTTCCACCCCATTTTTCTAAACGAATATGAGGGTCTTCCATATAATCAGGGTTCATACCATTTCCGGGAACACTAAGCATATATGTTCCTGGTCCTACCGACTCTTCTAATGCTTTTTTTACTCTTACATCATCATCTCTAATTCTAGTAAATGACATATATTAATTAAATAGATTATATTCTAATTTATTTAATTTATAAATTTATATTATTTGTTTTTTTATTTAAACTTTGGTGTGTTCCATCAATATCTTGAACAAAAAGTTGCGTATTTTTATATTTCAAGTAATCTGAGTAATTTGTCCATCTACATGTGTCTCCATCTTTTTTATCTGTTGAATTACTTTTTGTTTCATTAATTTTTATATTATTACAACTTTGAGTAGTTCCATCAATGTTAAAACATTGATTTTTATACGCATTATATGATGTATATGTTAGCCAATTTGAACTCATTATAATATAACCGAATAAAATAACATTGTCTGTAAACTAAAATTATGATGCTTCTAATCCTCTTCCTGAAGGATTTTCTGTAAATCTGTGAATATTTATTCTTGCACTATTCATACATATATCAAAATTATTAACTCTATTTTCTAAGATATTTACACGAGACTCAACACTATAATTTTCTAAATTACTGCTTGAAGACTGTATATTGTTTGTGCCAATTGCAATACATGGCAACATTATAATATGTTTTGGTCTTGTTTCTTCTTTTTCTGGAATTGTATTTCGATTAACATCTAAAATACCAGAAATATCTTCAAATGAATTATCAATAGCTTGTCCTGATTTTGTATTATTTAAACTTATAACAAGATTATTAGTTGCAGGTGTAATAGATACAGCACCAGTAGGTGTAATGATATTTGAACCTTTTGGATAATTAGTTGTTGGAACATTAATTGCAGAAGCTCCTAAATATTTGTTTCCTGGGTCGTTACTTTGTGGATGCACTAATAATTTACCTAAATTTTGTGAAGGATTTGTAGTGTTAGATGCTCCTTCAATAATCTTTTCAAATGAAACATCTATTGTTTCAAGAACTAACTCATGATTATGTTTTGCAACATTATAACCTGTAAACACTGCAGTATTATCGTGTGAATGAGGCAAACTTTCAGTAATTGAAAAATTATGTGTATGACCCATAACTTCGTGTGTATGATTTTTAACAGTGTCTTCATAATAGTTTCCAATGTTTGTTTCACCACCTCTTACAAATCTATCTATTAAATTTGGAATTTTAAAATAAGTTGAATTTAGACTTGACCTATTTACAGCTGAATATTCCTCATATTTATTGTAATAAGTATTTGAATAAATTGTTTCACTTTTTACTGGATTTACTACACTAGAGCTTGCACTTGGCAATACCCCCCAGTCAGTTCTATAAATACTTTGAAAGTTCGCACTATTTTGTGTATCATCAACTTCAATATGTAATTTAAAAAATCTATATATTGTTGTATCAAGGCCTGCATAACTACTATTAATTTCATAATATCCATTATTTGTAATTCCTGTTTGAATTGTGCTCCATGGAACAGTAGTAGTTATTATTTTATCTGTTGCCTCTGTGCCCTCTGTATTATTACCTCCTTGGTCTGTTATAACTTGTGCTTCAAAATCATTTTTTGTATATTTTCTAAGTGCAGCTTGTTGCATAGGAGTGATTGTAAATCTAACATTATTAATTCGATTACTAGAGCCAGAAATATCTATGCGAATTTTATCATTTGCAATCGCACTAAAAATTTTTGTTTTAATATCATAATAATTATTATAGTAATTATGTTTTAAGATTCCTTTAAAGCCTACACGAACATTTGGATAAACCGGATACGAGTCAATATTACTTTCATGTATTTCAATTGTTAATTCTGGATATCTAACAATATCATTTGCAATATCTTTAATATTATTAGGCATTGCATCATATAAAGCATTGTAACTTTCTCTACCAACATATTGACCATTACATACTAAATAATTTATAGGAATATTATCTGGTTCTCTTGCAAACCAAATAATTGAGCCAGCAGGATTTGTAATTGTATTACTAATAGCACTTGCTACTTGATTGTTGACAAATTCCAATATACTCATTCCAGAAATGTCACTATTATCACTTCTTGTTTTCAAAGGCAATCTGTCTTTAGTCATGCTAACAGTATCTGAAAAATATATATTTTGGTCTACAATTAACTTCTCGACACGAGTTTTATCTCCAAAAATATTTACATCACCAGATATATCTGTTTCTTTACCAATTTTCACAGTTCCAGAAACGTCAATATTTCCACTTATATCTGCATTCCCTGATATTTCAATACCATTAAATCCATAGATTTTATCTTTTGCTGTAATTGAACCGTCTGTAAATAAATATCCGGATAAATCTAGACTATTATTAATTGAACTTTTACCAAGTATTTTAATTGAACCTGATATATCAACATTATCAGAAATATCAACAGAACTATATATACTAACTTTATTACCAACTGTAAGTTTCTCATTTAAACTTACATCTTTATGAACTAATAAATTTCCCATTATAACTTGTGAATTATCAACTAAAGAATTATTAACTCTTAAACCACTACTGTCATAAGGTAAATCTTCTCTCTCTTTACTCATAACAATAAAATGATTTGTATCTTTGAATACATCCTTGAATTGTGATAAAGAAATATCTGCTTCAGTATCAATTGAAACCTGTGTCCATTTACATGTGCCATCACCATTATTTATTAAAACTTTACCTGTATGATCAGAAATATTAGGATGTGATGTATTCATATCACCTGCATGATTCGCCGGTGGTAATTCAATTCCACCAATTGATGCTTTTGAAAAAGAAACATCTTCACTTGAAATTCCCCACCATGTTAATTGTGTTCCTCTAAAAGGTCTTGAAATTGTTGGTGGAACAAGTTTTTCTTCATTGAAACCTGTTGTTGACTGATTAGATGTGTTGTATGCATCCGGATGCAAAATTTGAATTGTTCCGTATGCATTTCTTTGTGATATTTCGCTGTCTGGATTTTGTAAGTTATTAGGTCTTGTTGTAAAAATCTGTATTCCACCTGTATTTTCCATGCGAATATAATTCTTTTCCAATTCACTTGATGGATATAATTGATCTTCATGTATTGCTAACTTATTTGTATTACGTCCAGGTTCTCCTTCATACATATTTATTCTCATACCATTAGAAGTTCCAAAACGTAATTGTCCAGTTTGATTGTCATAGTAAGATGGTTGATTTTTTTTCTGTGCAGTAATTGTTTCTAATGAAGCCATATTACTTGTTAAGTTTAATGATGTTAAAAGTGTCTCACATGATACACCATACTTAACATTTACATTACTTTCGGTAGTTATATCATTATCAACTTTTAATTCTGTATGCATTCTAACATTTCCACAAACATCGAGATTATTTTTAAAGTATGAATCACCATTTTTTAATATAAAAAATGCATCGGAACGATTTGCATCTCCATTTTTACTAATATCTCCATTACCAACAGTTAAAATTCTATCAATACTTGATAAATCTCTGTCGTCATATTTTACATTTGATGTTCCTAAAACTATTTCTCCACCACAAACATCATTTACTACTCTTGTTGCAGATAAATCTAAATTAGAACCAATAAGGACAGTAAAGTTATTATTCGTTTCATTCTCCCAACCAATCGCAGTTGACGCAAAACCTTTTGCAGATGAAAAAAGACCAAGTGTTGAACTTAATCTGATATTACTAATATCACTTAATATTGTGTTTCTTGTAGTAATCTCATTAATAAGACCTTGCGAACTTTGGTCTAATACATTTCTGTATTTATCATACAATTCTCCTAACTCACTATTTGCGTAATCATTATTAACAACCGTATGTGTTCCATAATTTGCAAAACCAAAAACACTATTATTATCGTTCTTAAAAATTTCTAAAGGGTCAATCCAATCTAGACGACCACCTGTAATACCTAAATACATTCCATTGAATCCCCATTTTGTTGGCAATTCCATAAAACCTGTTGCTGTTCCAGTACCGTCGGGATGAATAGTATTTGTTCCGAATCTGATTGTTTTTGCCGCCAGTGTGTTAACCGTTCCGGTATCTTCTCCTAAATAAATAACTGTAGGTTCAGTAATAGATTGAATTAATTCTCGATTTTGATTTCCAGATAAAATAAATTCGGGTCTGATACTCTCTCTTGCAAGATTACTAGATACTCCATCCACAAAATCATTTTGGTTATTAGACATTTATATTAAATAGTGGTATTATTTAATATAAAATTACAACTATTACATTTTACTAAAATAAATCAATAAATTATTCACTGAATAATATGAGACCCCAAATAGTATACTTTTGAATGCAAACCCACTTGTTTTCAAAGTGCTATCGGTTTTAAAGAGAGATGGAAATATCGCATATAAATTATTATTAATACTATTAAAATTAAAAATGAAAAACAAAATGCTTATGATTACTGGAATCTTTAATTGTTCATAAACATAATCATTGTTATTTAAAATATTATTGTTTCGTTGATTATAATCATTTATTAAATCTTGGGAAACACGATTATCTATAAAATGAGTGTTTCCTCCATTTGGAACGTAATTTGGTTGTATTTGAATGTCTTGTGTCATATGATTTGTGTTTGTTGGAATATCTCTTGATGGTAAATCCATATTATTATTCATCATAGAAGCTTGTTGAATACCATTAATATGTTGCATCATTGAAGGGTCATTGTTAGGTGTTTGTCCAATTTGTGGCGATGCGGGTCTGGAATACATGGTTGGATTATTTTGTTGGGGTTGCATTTGCTGAGGTTGCATTTGCTGAGGTTGCATTTGTTGAGGTTGCATTTGTTGAGATTGCATTTGCTGAGGTTGCATTTGCTGAGATTGCATTTGATTCTGAACAGGAGTAGTTTCCATCACGATGTTCGCGTTTGGGTCATAAACATTGTCTGTTGGTAAATTATTTATGCTGGTTGTTCCTTCACCTGACATTTATTAAATATTTAAGATAAACTAAAAATCACTATACTACGCAAAAATTATTCTAATATTCTTTTATTTTCATTACATTTTTCAGATTTTAATGAATATGTAAAACATCTATTATCTGATTTAAAAATTTTTCCGTCTATATTATCAATTTCAGGATGTCTAAAAACAATGCATTTTCTGTTTTTGCAAGCAGACCTAAATAAGGAAGCCAGTCCTAAACCTAATAAAATAGAAACAAAAAGTTTTCCTTGTTCTGTATACATTAGCCTTTTAAAGTTCATTATTATATTATAATAATAAAATAATAATTAATAAGACTTCACAGATTGTTGAAATGGAATCTTTGAAATATCTTTTTTATTATAGGGGCATTTAACTTCTTTGCTATCGATACCAAAACAGGTGCCACTAGAGTCTTTGAATTGAATTTTATTATAATTATCAGGTGTTGGATAAATATGTATTATATTAGGAGTTGGAACAGTTAAAAGGTTTAAAATTAAACCAATTGATAAAGCAATAATAAATGGTTTCATTGATATGAATTTTAGCATTATATATATAGAATAGAAATTACTATAAGTGCCTTTTAAAATTACGGTGTTTTTAATTTTTATAAACTTTTCTCTCGGATTTTTCATCATCATCATAATAAACATACATTGCATCGGAATCCACTTCTTTTTGTATTAATTTTCCATATGTAATGATATTGCCGGGTTCTTTTTTACTTTCAATATTTACGCGATTTATGAGATATTTATTTGTCCTAATGTTTACCAATATTTCTCTTAAATTTTCATTATAAATATTAACAATTTCAGTAATTTTTTGTGGTTCGTTATTACTTTCATATTCTTCAATAAGTTTTTTAATAATAGAAATCATATCTTGTAATGATTTTTCATTATTTGCAAGAGCTTCTTTGCGATTTGCAATGTCTAATTTTTTTGCTTTAATGCTAATAAGTGTATCAATTTTTTTCTGTAATTCAATATAACTTCTTTTTTGACTATTAAATTCTTCAACAACCTCTTCCTCAGTTTTATAGTTATATGTCAAATCCATTTTTAATTTTATGATTCTCTCTTTTATTTCATCAATCAATTCATTTGTAATGCTAATAATATCATCAATATGATGTTTTTTTCCGACTATTAATTCAATATGTAAATTGCACGGATTAACAGAATCTCCACATACAAGTTTGAAAGTTCGATTAGTTTCACTAAATGATGCTCCTACTTCTCTTTTACAATTGACACATTTATGTTTAAGACTATCTAATAACTCTTTCTTTTTTGAATTACTAAGAGTGGGGTCATTTCTAATCTTACGTTGTTTTTTATGCAAACCTTTATAGTAATGTTCTTTAAGGATATAATATTGATTTAAACCTTCTTGAAAATAAGATTCACGCTTATTATCTTCCATATAATACTTATATTACTAAAATAAAAAACTGAAAACTTTTACATTTCATTTTTCCATATGGGTAAATTTGTAATTAAATCCATTGAATTATTTTTTTCCATTCTTTGCATTTTTTGAATTTGACCTAAAATATATTTTTTCTTTTCTTGTTCTCTCCTTTGTTTTTCGTTGAAATCCATAGCTCCTTTATATTTAAAATTAAGAAGTAAGCCAAAAACTATAATAAATGCTAAAAAGGCCAAAAAGTTAAATGCAACATTATAATATTTGTCTTTTGTTATATGACATTGTTTCAAAGTTTCGTTAATAAAATATCTTACACCAGGTTCTGTTAAATGTGGTCGCTCCATATTATTATTCGTATTTATAAATATCTTGATTTTATTTTATTATTTTATATATAATGGATGATTCAGAAAGCCCAACAAGTAATGCTCCAATATCAAGAGTTGCTGAGAATTATAATACATCTGCATATTGGTTTGTAATATTCACTATTATATTTTTCATTACACGTGTAGTTGGTATTCCCAGCACAATTTTAGAAAATACAACTTCCGATAATCCTGGTTTTAATAGTTTCTCTGACAAAATTGCAACAATTATATATATTTTTATTGTTATAATGGTTATGGTATATTTTAATACTGATGCAATAAAGAAAAAATGTGGAGAAGATGCAAACTCAGGTTATTTAGTATTTTTAACAACATTTTTTCCGTGGTTAAGTATCTTTGGCATGTTGTATACATTTTTATTAGTAATGCCTGGATGGAAATCGCCCTTTTCAAATACTTTTGGTTATTTTATTGCAATTTATTTTATGAATGGTAAGCAAAAGCTATTGAATTTACTAAATAAAACAGATGATACTAAAAATGATTCATTAAAACTCATCATAAAAGACAATGCTTCTAATATTATTAACGATTATGGTGCTGAAAATATTGGTAAGTTGAAAGATTTACATAAAATGAACAATGTATTTTCACCATATGAAAATGGTAATAAACAAGGGCAAACCAACGAACAAACCAGAATAAAGAAAATATATAATGATGTTGCTAGATTAATTATTATGAAAGATTATATTGCCGAATTTATCTGGTATATTCTAACTGGTATATTGGTCATCAACATGACAACAAATTTCATTCTCGAGCAAAATTGTGTTTAAATTTATTAAATTTTAAATTGGTTCCGTTCAGTTTGGTTTAAAATTTAATGCATTATTTTAATAATAAATAAGAGACTGCTAAATATGCAACTATTGACAGTGCTATCGCAAACAACCATAATGGAAATATTGTCTTATGTCGATAACCTGTTCCAAATTCTTTTAGCGAACCATCCTCATTATAAAATACAGATGGTTTTAAACTATTTAATGTGAAAAATAGAATGATAAATAAAATTATTGCTAGATTTTTTTTATGTTTTCTAATTGTTGTTTTACTAATTAACATATTATACATTAATAACATATTAATTTTTATTTTTTAAAACTATTTATTTTATACTATTTTTAACCCCATTGCTCATCTCCGTCCATTCCTTCTTCTGGGTTATCATCATTCATTACCATATTCATATTGTATTCTCTATTTTCGTATTCTTGTGCCTCACGCTCTCTTTCTATATTTTCTATCATTTCCATATTTCCTTGTGCATCCATTATTTTTTTATCGAAATTTGTCATCTCTCTATCATATGTATCTTTGTCATAAGCAAAAAGTCCCTTTTGTAATCCAACACTCCATCGTTCCAATTTATTATTTTTAAACAAATTCTCAATCTCTCTTTCCTCATCTGTCATACTTTTTAAATATTCTGTTATTTCATCTTTCTCTTCTATTTTTGATTTAGTCACTTTCTTCATGACATCTTCATAAGTGAAATTTCCTGTTTTCATCTCAACCTCTATTAATTTCATGAAATTCAATATTAACTTTGATTTTAATTTCATCTCTTCCTCTTCGCCCAAAACATTCAAATCTACCTCTTCGCCTTCTAAAATATCCTGGTTGAAATCTACTATTCTCTCTTCACTATCACCAATAGAGATTGTTTTCTTTTCTAATTCTGGTAAATTTGTTGTTGTTATATATAAATTGATTGCTTCCAAAATTAAATGAAAATATAATTGCAAAAGCAAATTATTATCAAAATCTAATTCATTATTCTCTAATGGCATATCATTCATTAAAATATCAAACATTTCTGTTTTCTTAGAAACATTTACTATCAATTTCTGTATGTATTTATCTTTATAACAATTCTTCAACTCACTATGCTGTGTTTCTATTATTTTTATAATATCCATATAATGCCTATCCGACAACTTCCAATGTTTTGGCAGTGATTCTTTTGATATCTTTGAATCTAAACTTTTTAATATTATAGTTGGATAAACTGTTAAGATTTTTTTCAAAACATCTTGCATCTTTTTAATCATCATATTTACTTCACCTTCTTCCACCCTTTCAAAGAGAGAATCTAGAAATGCTTTCACATGAACAATCTCTCTATTTGTTGAATTATACTTTATAACGCGTAAGATTTCATCTTGCATTATTTCATTTGAACGCATCAAATAACTCGATAGCTCGTTATTGACACCCTTTTTATTTTTACCGGCTATTTCGTTGTTGATATGTTGAAGTAATACTTGAAATTCAACATTCGGGTCATCTATTAACATTTCTATCATCGTTTCAAATATCTCTCTTTCGTTATATCTTGCTTTATCAAAATTATTTATTGTGAATGAATTTTCATTATTTATTATGTTCAATACTTGCATAAAACTTCCTTTGTCATAATTTATACCATTTGATTTCAAATTCTTTATCTTGTCAAATATACTTGCATTCACATTGTAATTCATTGGCCTCTTTTGACAAAATGGTTTTAACAAATCTGGTATATTATCACCTGTATTATATTTGCAGTATGAAATAAAAGCCATGTATCTTAGTTCTTCATTATCATCAATATCAAAATTATTTTGCAATGTTATTTTTGTATTTCTATTATCAAAAAGTATTCTAGCTTTTGATAAATTTACAAGATTCTCTCTTAATAATCCATACTTCTTTATCAAATTATTTTCTGTCGTTATCTTTTCATCATAATCTGTAAAATATTTTTTTGTGTTGTATTCACCTGTTTCATTACAGCACGCGTTTTCGATAAAAGGAGAATTACTTGTGTTGCTCATAAGAACTGGCGCCTTTGCTACTATTTCATTAATGCTTGCCTGGATATTTAAACTCAATCTAAACGTTTTATATTGCAATGCATCTATTTTAAATGTATGTCGTTTACCACTCTTAATTAACTTTGTAGTATCATCTTCAAATGTTGAGCCTACATTACCAATTGATTCTTTTGTAATCTTTGCTAGAGGAGGTAAGAATGTGTTCCATCTTTCAACACGAAGTTCATCAGGTATTTCACTCATACTTTCATTATTTTTTAATAAATATAACTTTTTCGTTCGTATTAACTTTCTGATATTTGTATTTGTTAAAACGTATTTATCTATAATTGTTTTTATTTTTGGGACTAATTGTTTTGGCGTAATCTTTCCTTTTAAAACATACCATGGTTTTATACTTGATTTTAGTCCTATTGCTACACAACACATATATTCTAAACCTGTTAAATCCGCATCTCCTTCTAAAGGATAACCAGAAAACGACCTTACACATGTTGGAAATGTTTTTCGTGTTCTTATTGACGGGATTGATGTTTGAATTAATATAAATAAATAACCTATACAATAAAATAATAAAATTTGATGAGTTTTTTTCTCATTTTTACTCTGTTCATCGACGGGTATCGTTCTATTTATTGCAGATATAACATCCATTACTATTTTTGTTTCATCTAATGTTATTCCTATCTCAGACACCATTGTCTTGAGGACATTCTTTACCATTTTTGTATTTGAATCTTCCTTTGTAACAACATTTGTTGTCTCTGTAATTTCATATATATCTTCTGCCATATCTCGCTCCAATACTCCTCTACTTATTGATTTAAAACCGGTATCGTCATAACCTTCATCTGAACTATATTCAACATTTTTAATAATATAACCACTATGTTTATCAATCCAAGATGATTGGTCATCACTTAACTGTCCTCTTTCCGCGCATATGCGGTCTATAACAACATTATAGTTTCCTTGAGTATAAGCCAATGCTAATGTTTTCAAAAAACTAGGAATTAACTTAACAAATGTCTTGTTGCAATATAACCAAAACTGGTCTTCTGTTGTAGATGGAATATATGTAAACTGCTCACAAAAGCGAATGATATCTGTTTGACGCTTTGTGAAATCTGTTTGAGAGAGAATTTTGCTCAATAAATTTTGGTATGGTGATGACACAATTTCCACATTCAGGACACTTGATGCAATTTTTTTATAATAAGTGTCGTATTTTAAACCTTCCGCTTTATTAATTTTTCGCAGGTTAATAATATTCTTATAATTTCTCTCATAATTTCGTTTTATATTCTCTCCCATTTCTTCTTTCGAAATCATTAATCCTGTTCGATAATCATTTAATATTTGGTCTGCAAATGACATCTCTTTATTTGCTGATGAATTTTCAACTGATACACAATTATTCTCACCTGTTTTTTCATTTTGTTCCGAAACACATTCCGGTTGGATATTGCATAATGTTTTGCTATTATCAACAAATACTTCTTCACTGTCTATATTTTCTTCCTCCCATGCATCATTTCTTCTTATAAAATACTTTCTATTGATAAGACCATTTTCATCAGTTTCATCTAAAATAGCATATACACCATTTTGTATAATTTTACTGCCTCGTATAATATCGTCAGCTATATTCTGAGATTTGCTATTATCATAACCTAAATTTTCTGTAAGTTTTTTTGTTAAAAAATCTCTGAATTCTTCTTCGCTTAAAGTTTTATATTCATTATTGTAATCTTCTTTTAAAATATATGGTGTATTATCATATTCCATATCATAATATGTTTCAACACCATTGTCTGATTGTAATTCTTCAATGCTAGAATATTTTTTAGAGAGAACATATGTTTTGCAGATATCATCCTTTGCTTTTGTTTCTGGTCTCTCTTTCGCTTCTTTTAATTTTAGTTTATATTCTTCAACAGCTTGTTTTACATCTGTATCGATATATAATTTAAGATTTACATTTGATAATATATCACCTATTAATTTCATTTGGTCTTCACGAATCATAAAATTGATAAGCTCATTATCTGTTATATTTTTTATATCAGGAATGTTATACGCATCAATCGTTTCATTTGTTCGCGAACCCATCTGTTCTATAAGTTTCATAGTTTGCAACGGAATATAATTTGTATTGTATTTTAAAGTAGATATTTGTTTCATGTTTGACTCTCTGTTCTGAATTTGTGTTTTTAATGCACGAATTGTTTTTGTAATTATGTTTGTCATGTTATCTGCATCTTTTGCTACAATTGTATTATCGTAAATTCTAAACGATTCTAAGTTGTCAATCAAAGATTTAACCGTAAATATATTTCGCTTGTGTTGTAAAAGATTAGAGAGAAAATCTACATTTTTTGGTATGACCTTATCTAAGAAGATATCAAAACTATCTATATTATCATCTTCTCTAACAATTCTATGGTCACTAAGTGTTTTGAAAAAGTTTTTTGATTTCTTATTTGGCACTAACAGACTATCTTTCTTACTGTCAACAATATTACTTACGATATTTTCTGACTTTAATATATCACTCAATAAGAAGGGAGCACTATTAATCATTGATTTCGTCAATATTGATGATTTCTTGTTATAAATATTTGTGTAATCAACATAATTAAATGGCAAAGTAATTAAACCTTTTATTGAAATATTATCTGACTTTGTAAGTTGCTCTTTCATATAGGTGTCATTTTGAACTCCACCCAATTTTTTATAGAACGTTTCAGGCAAATATGTCTCCTGTAAAAAAGTATAATTTGTTATGTTATTATCATCTTTATAAACATAACTATTGAGACTTTCGTTATTTTCAACAATAGCAGTAATAGTTGACCCAACGTTTACATCATAAATTTTTTGTTCTATACCTTCTGTTCCAAATGGAATAAGAACATCATGAATATTATTGACAAAGTCAACGTATCGATTTACTGTGCCGGTATTATTGCGGAATTCGCCATCAATCCCTTTTAAATTTTCTATAAATTCATCATTTGTGTAAGAGAGAACTTCACTAGGAAGTGAATCGTCTTCCCCTTCATACATAACCTTTTTCTTATTATTTGCAATAGGAATCAACCAAAATGGCAAATCATTCATTTCTTTAATATTTTCAATAATAGGCCTATTATTTTTTGGTATTCTTTTAATCTCGAAGTTATAACCGACTGTTTCTGAAAATTCTTCACGTAATTCTGTAAATCTATTTATAATTCGATGCAATTCATTTTCTAGACTGTATGTTCTTTTAGATATAGGAATATTTCCTAGCATATCATCATAAAGGTCTGTTATTTGTTCTTCTAAATCATATCTTTTTTCACTTACGTCAACATCAACCATATATGCAACATCTTCGAAAACTTCGCCAAAAACTATTTGGTCTGCTTCTAATAACATCTCGTCCAATTCGACCTCAACTGTTTTTTCTTCAACATCTGTATATCCTAAAAGTTTTTCACTCTCATCTTCAACAATACCAACTGCCATTTCTTCTGGCACAGTTTCTTTCAGCAATTTAGGTCTATCTCTTATTTCAATATGTTTAATATAAAGATTTTCAGGAACACCTTTATAAGCAAAATCAATATATAATTTTTCTTTTGTATCGATTGATTCTACTTCAATCATATCTTCAACGATATCTGTAATTTCACCGGTTAAAATATAAGGAACATCTAAATCAAAATGTATATCTAACCACATATTCTTTTCCAAACCTTGTTGTTTTATATAGCCCTTTTCATCAGACCTACTTAATATATTTACCGTTTGTATTGATTCATCTTCAAATGAATTTCTCGTTAATGTCAATAATAAATCTTCTTCAGTTTTGATATTAATTAATTTTAATTTATTTGAATCAATGTAGTCAATAAAAAAATTGCCTTCATGTAATTGTGGATTTCTTGGAGCAATTATCTCAATAATATCACCTAATTCTAGTTGAACTGAAGTATTTTCTGATTGTTCTAAACTTGTTGTTGACATTCTATATTATGATAAGAATAAAAATATTGTTATGTAATTTATTAAACTTTATAATTAATAAATTATATTTTTTAATCATCATTAGTAAAGTGTTGCTTGATATTCTCAAATACTTTTGTCGCCGAACTGCAAACTGAAATTAGTGTATCGTATATTACTGACATTTCCTCATTATTTGTAAAAGCAACTCTAATAATAGAGTAATCATCATGAGGATGAAATTTCTTGAAACCACAGAATGTTAATATTTGTTCACTGTAATAATCATTATATAGTATAAATTCCAATACTTTACCTAATGTATAATCTTCACCTTCTAGTATAATATCATAGCAATTTTCCATTGTAGATTCTGTTGACGCAATCTTTGCGGTTTTCATTTGTAAGCTGTTGTTAAATTTTTCAATTTTGTTTATTACTATATCACATGCATTTGCAACCAACTCATCATTTTCGTAAACTCCTACTGTTTCAATTGTAAAATCAAAACTATCATCTTGAAAATATCGGTCAGCTTGAGACACTAACCAATTCTCTCGAAATGCTTCTATCTCTTCTTTTGTTGAGCCTTCAGACTCCATTTTATTATTTACTTCAGTCCAAGCTGCTGTAACTTTGTTAGGGTCTACTGTATTTGAATAACAACTGGTTGATGCTACTGCATACATTCCGTCTTCCTTAGCATTTCCAATATCTAATGTTGCTGTAAATGCAAGTTGTTGTCCTTGTGTTTTTTCAAAACCGGGCAACAATCTCGCTATCAATATGTAATCTCCTGTTAATTCATTTGGTGGGAATATTTTTCGTTGCTCTGCTTCACTCAAGAATTTGTCTAAAGTCTTATTTTTTACTTTAAAATCTTTTGTAGTAATATACATTATCTCATTTGTATTATTTTTTACATTTAAATGAATTTCATAATCTTCAATTGGAGTATCAACTGGCAAATGAATTGGGACACAACCAACACGTTGTTTTATCATTTCATTTGTAAATCTTGATGTATTTTTTGTAATATTTACACGATTTTCGTCATGTGGAAAAGTTCTAAAAACTACAGATGGTATTTCTGATAGTATAACACGACGGATTGCATTTGCAATACTGACATTTACTTGTGAAATTGTAAAATTAAGAATGCCATCACTTTCAGTTTTTGCAGAGACTTTAGGATTCATTACTATATATAATAGTATATAATTTAAATCAATTTTTTTTAAATTAAGTTTAAAAACATGACAATTATTATTATTTAATAATAATGAGTAGTATTTTGTATTATAGTAATTATTGTGAACATAGTAAAGAACTATTACAATATTTAACAAAACAAAATTTTTCTTCAATAAAATATTTATGTATTGATAAGCGATATAATAAAGATGGAAATACATACGTAATTTTAGAGAGCCAACAACCTATTATTTTACCAAAATTAATTACGAGTGTGCCTGCACTATTAGTTATGGATGATGGAAACAAAATTATTTTAGGAAAAGACATTTACAAATATTTTAAGCCAAAGCAAATTTCTTTAGTAAAAGATGCAACTAATAATGATGAGCCGAATGCTTTTTCTTTAGGTGCATCTTTCGGTAATTCAATATCTTCCGACAAATTTAGCTTTTTTGACATGAACGATGAAGAATTAAGTGCAAAAGGGAACGGAGGTTTCAGACAAATGCATTCATATGCAGGAATTAATCAAGAAGATAAGATTGAAACACCAGATGAAGACTATACACCCGATAAAATTGGAGAAGTTGATATTGGTAAGCTTCAAGAATCTAGAAATAATGAAGTTCCAAAGCAACAAATGAGAATTTAATTTGAGAAATATATTTATATTTTTAATTATTTAAATAAATAGCAATAATTAAAAATATAATGGAGACAACTAGCACTGTATCTAACGATATTCTTGACAAAAAAAAATTACAGATTCGGAATGCATTTATAAAAGAACTCGAAACAACTTTTAAATATTTTCAGGAGATAGAACAAGATAGTGTCGAATTCCAGAGTGTATTTAATATCTTTTCTATTTTAAAAAAAACAAACCCTGAACTGATTATTAGTCCTGTTTATAATGATTTCACATTGAAATTTGAAAAGAAGCTTATTCCTGAAATTGATGTTGAATATTTTTTAAATTACGATGTAGAAAACCACATTCGTTCTACAGTAACAACACAATATATTTTTGATGCAATGATAGTATTTTGTAAAAAAATGCAAGTTTCATTGAATAAAATATATAGAAATGGTACAGACCATGAAACGAAATTAGTTACACTTCTTGGAAATAATGTTCAGAAGTTTGTTAAACTAACAAATTTATACTATAAATAAAAAATCTTATTTAAAAACTTAAGATAATATATATAATATGGAAAATAGCCAGCCTAAAAATTTACATGAATTTCACAAATTATTAAAAGATTTTATTCGCGACTTGTTAAATACTTTTCCAGAATATAAAGAAAAAATCGGAGATGAAATGTTATATTTATATAATACTGATGCATGTGATGACGGTGATGCATGTCAGGACCGCGATGCATGTGAGAACGGCGACGCATCTCAGGACGAAAAGTTAAATACTTTGCTCGGAAAAGTTTATGAATACTGTGGGACAATCTTTCCGGAGCGATTCTTTGATATTCTTTATAAAAATGAAGAAATATTCAGTAGCAATAGTGAAGCTAATACCATGTTCTATCCTAATGTAGATTTTAGAGAATTATGGCAAGAAGAAATCAGTAATAACACCAAAGAAGTTTTATGGAAATATCTTCAACTTACATTATTTACTGTTGTAAATTCTATGGACAATGTTTCAAATTTTGGCGATACTGCAAAACTTTTTGAGGCTATTAATGAGGAAGAATTGCAGAAAAAGGTTGCTGAAACATTTGAAGGTTTTTCATCAATGTTCAACTTAGACAGCAGTGGTGTTAATCTAGATGACTTTGATTTAAGTGGAAATAAGGCATTCGCCGAGCATGTCGAAAAAATGACCGAAGGATTAAGCGAAGAATTTAAAAATATGGCTTCAAATCTTGGAGGAGAAGAAAGAAAACCAAATTCTGAAAATATGAAAGACTTTGTTAATAATATGCCGAATCCTGAAGAATTACAAGACCATATTAAAACAATGTTAGACGGTAAATTGGGCAGATTGGCACAAGACATCGCTGCTGAAACTGCTGCTGATATGGATTTTAATGATTCTGAAGATGTAGGAAATGTTTTCGAAAAAATGGTGAAAAATCCTGCAAAACTTCTTAATCTAGTCAAAACAATCGGCACAAAAATTGACCAGAAAATCAAATCAGGCGAATTAAAAGAAAGCGAATTAATGTGTGAAGCTACCGAACTAATGAATAAAATGAAAAACATGCCCGGTATGGGTGATATGGAAAGTATGATGAATAAAATGGCCGGCTCTATGATGGGAAAAGGTGCAAAATTTAATATGAACGCTTTTAATCAGAAGTCGAAAGCATCTTCTCAACGAGAGAGAATGTTGCAAGAGCTTGAAAAACGAAAAGCACAGAAAATGCAACAAGAATTAGAAGCCTGCAACAATAAAGTTGTTGATAGTGAACCTACTACCGAAGAACTTTCTTTTACTAAATTTAAAAGTGAAAATTCTAAACCTGCTGAAAAATCTACATTAGAACAAAAACCAACTGGTGAAACTAAACCAAAAAAGAAACGCAAGAATAAAAAGCATAAATAAAATTATTAGTAATTAAATAATTTAGTAATATATATATAATGAGCATTCCATTTTGGTATAATGACCCATCTATATTACTAAATAAAAAGGATATTTTTTCTATTTGGCCTAGTTCATGTATGGAATATAACGAAAGAATGAACGCTATTACCAGACTTGTTTTAATTTTGACAATAGTCGGTTATGTTCTAACAAAATCTACAATGTTAGTTGTAAGTTCATTTTTCACAATTATTGGATTAGTTGTTGTTTATAAAAATAACAGAACTAAAAATGATAAAAAATTGCTTTCTAGTATTGGTAAAGAAGGATTCACTAGTAATGAAAATTTTGAAGAAATGAAGGATAATTTTGAAGTGCCTACTTCTCAAAATCCATTGCAAAATTTAAATGCAACCGAGAATAATGTTGAAAAAAAATCTGCCGCTCCATCTTTTAATCCTGCCGTTAATGAAGAAATTAACAAAAGTGCCAAAACACAAATTAAAGAGCTTAATGCTGATTTCCCTGATATAGATAAGAAATTGTTTAGGGATTTAGGAGAACAAGAAAATTTTGAAAATTCTATGAGACCATTTTACTCTATGCCAAATACACGTTTACCTAATGACCAGAAATCTTTTACTGACTTTTGCTATGGTGATATGAAAAGTGCCAAAGAAGAAAATGAATTTTTAAATGAAACTAAATTTTAAAGCGATTGCATATTTTAAAGCGATTGCATATTTTAACTCAAACGTATTTACTTAATTGTAATGTATTTTAAATTAAGTAAATTAATTTTATTATAATTTTATTATTTATATATATAAAATGGATTTCTTGTTTGGCTCATCTAAATTTAATAACTCTCATCAAATTGGTGATGATGCATCTGACAAAACACAAAAAAATGTTCAAAATGTAGAACATGCCAATTATATGACAACTAATTATATGTATAATAATACTATTGGTGGTGCTATGAGCACCGCATTAGAACAACCTTATTTCTATGTTAGAGGAACTAATGGTCTTGCTCTTGAAGGCTCTAATATTAGTGAAAGCAACGAACTAACCATTGGCTCACAACAACTTCGCAGCAAAGAACGAATGAATTTACGTACTAGACAATTTAAAACCGTTCCTTTTATGGGTCGCGGTAAAGTTGACCCTGACGTTGAATCCGCATTAATGCAAAGTAATGAACTTCCCGAAAAGAAATCTGATGTTGGTCTCAGCGAAAAAGATTTTACCTCTGTTAATAACTATCCATTAATTGATTCTGTTCATAGTGGAATTGCTAATCCTAATAATGTAGTAGAAGCTAATGCTATGGATGGATGGGTTCGTGGAGGCGTTGCTTCTAGAGGCTTATCACAGGACAACTTAGTATAATTTTAACTTTAAAATAATTTAAAATTATAACAAGAATCAATATTATATGAATACTGTTGATATTGATTTTGATATAACTTATCAAACAATGTTTAGAGAGAATCCTGAAAGTGACGATAGTGACACACAATATAGAAGAGAGCTATTAAAATTCTTTAAGTTGGAAACTTATGATGATACACGCATTGGAATTAGAACTGATAAATTATATTATGAATTAATAAAAGAAGACCAATTTCTTGTATTGTTTAATCTAATTATGAATGAACCCATGTTATCCTTTGTTGTAGATGATGGAAATATATGCTCAGCGTGTCTAAGTATGTTGTGTAGTTTTAATTATTTTCATTTACTTTTTAAATCTATACGAGAATTTAAACAACACAAGATTATTAGCGAGGAAACATTTACTGAATTTAGAAATGAAATTATAAGAAACACTAGTAGTGAATAATTTTATTTTTTATAATTTATTAAATATATTTTAATATAGTATAATATAAAATGGCATCTACACGCAATAAAAATATGCGAGCTGAATATTCCTTAGAGCAGAGAAATAACACCGGTATTCGTGATTTTAATATTAATGGTTATGGTCGTGGGGTTAATGAGGCTAATCCTACTCATATGATGAATCATGGTTCAATGGCAAGAGACGCATTATCTGGCAATGCCATTGATACAGAAAGCCAACTATTTGGTATTGGCTCTACAAATCTTGTTGCTCCGCAGCAACCTATCCGCCCAGATGTAAAAACATTAGGTGAAATTGATTTCTGCGACCGCAAGGGTTTAATAAATCATGATTCTATTTACATCATGAATAATCAGCGACCCATGCGTCGCTAATTTCTATTTACTTTCGTTTAATATTTACTTTCGTTTAATCTGTAAATATTTGTAATAAGCTAAAAATAGCCCTATCATGATAAGTATGCGATATTTGTGATATTTATTATGAAATCCTTCAAGCTCACGCTCATACGTTTCAAGAAATTTAACACTTGAATTTAATGCTGTTCCTATTTGTGCAATATCATCTGTATTTCCTTCTGTGAAACAACCTAGTGCAAAAAGATTGGATATGTTTCCTTGCATTGGAAGATATTCATATTTCTTCCTTGTAAAACCTGTATTCTTTGATTTCCATTTATTATCAAGACGCACAAGACCATCAGACATTGTTGTTTTGTATGGCATTGGTATGCTATTATCTGAATTTCGTATTTGCCGCAGACATTCTTCCATTAATTCTTCTCTCGAACATTCGTTTGCTGTTTTATTAATATGTTTGCTTTTTGTATCCATATCAATTACACATGCCGACCAAACAGTATTTATAAGTGGGTCTTTTGATTTTTCTGTTAACCAATCACTGACCGGCAACATTATAATCGTCCAATCATCTTTACAACTCCAACACCATTGATTTGGAAAATGCAATTTCTCTCTAAAGTGAAGTTGAAAACCTATACCAGAATAATATGTTGTATCACTCCATTTGCGGATCCAATCATAACTTATCCAATTGTTTTTTACCCAAGTATTACTGTTTTTTATGATATTTCCAATTCCACTCGATTGACATGCTAGGACAAACCTGTCGCCCTTTATAAGTTTAACCTTACCATTAACTAAATTTTTACAAACAGCTCCATCGATGTTTTCTTTTGTGCCCGAGAGATTGATTACTTCAGTTGATTTATAGAGATTCACATTTTTCATAAAACTGAATTGGTCTTCTATTATTTGATGCCATTTGTTCGGCTTCTTAAATTGTTTAAGTGATGTTAGCCCTATTGCTCCAAAAAAATCATTCACATGTGTATTTTCTGGAAGGTCACAAATTGTTATTGTTAATATTCTTAATGCATTTTTCCCCTGTTCGCTTAAATTATTATTATCCATCCATTCTTGCATTGTCATATCAGTTTTAAATGCTTTGTAATTAATTACTCCCCATAAAAATATCATGTAATCACTCACTGTAAAACTTTCTTTTAAAAAATCACCTACTTTCTTATTTGTCTGTAAGATGTTTCCATAAATATTGGAAAAATCGTCGCTAGTCATACCTATATTATAAAAAAAATTTTGAACATTTATATTTGTATATCCTAAAACTCGAGGTGAATTCTCACTAAAATACTTTCCTTCTTTCCACTGTGAATTCCATGAACCACCTAATTGTGAATCTCTCTCTATAACATCAACTTCATACCCATTATTTGCTAATACATGAGCTAAAGATAAACCAGTTGGTCCTGCTCCGATAATAACATACTTCATTATATATATGTTATCATTTTAACTATTTATACATTCTTTCTAATAAATTTAGAATATACCAAAGAAATTTCGTGATTTGCGAGTTTTGTGCTTACCTTTTTTCTTGTTATTTGTATTCTTATTTTTTCTATTTTTTACAGTGCGTTTTGCCTTTTTAACAACTTGCTCTGTTATGTTACGAATTGTTTTCGCAACCGTTTTTGCTCTTTTAACCATCTTTTTCTTATTGTTTGGGCGGGCATCATTCTCTCTTGGCACATATCGTAAAAACCAACTTTCATATTCAGGTGAATCTCGCTTATCTTTTAACTCCATAAATTTCTCGGTCTTTTCTGCTCTCATACTTTCCAATGTTTCTTGCTTTCCATAACAACTCAGGCTAAA